TCTTGCTGCGATATTCTTGGCGATGCCTTCAAGCTCAACAGACTTGGCTCCGGTCATGGTGAAGATCTCGTCTTGCTTGACTTCAACCACTGTCCCCCAATGAATCCCAATCCGACAGCCAAGCCTTATCTTTGGAGGAATCGTTTCTTGGTAGATCAAAGCAAAGTTGACAGCGTCTATTGGTCGCTCAAAGGAAAGCAAGAAGCCATCTGATCTATCAATCTCACGACCATTAAACTTGTAGATTAAAGAGCGAGTAAGCCTATCATGACGTTGTAGCCACATAGCCGCCTTCATGGCTCCGGCTGATTGAACGAACCTAGTTGAGCCGATAAGATCAAGAAGGACTATGGCCAACTTTGTTTCAATCAGTTCCATTAAAAGCTCCTTGTCTTGGATCCCCCCACCTTTACATTTCTATTTCTAACACCTGCGGATCTTCTTGGCTTGTACTTTTGATCTAAAGCGCTCTCATGCCAATTAAACATAATGCAATCATAGCGCAGCGCATCCAATGGGTCTTCCCTTCCATCCTTCTTTGGTTGCTCTTTGTTATCCCAGGCATAAGAGAGGATAGCCTTGCGAATACTGTTTCCGGTGGCTCGCTCCCCTTTATCCCATACTTCTTTTGTAATGAGATAGCGCTTTGAATTGAAAGCACGTTTGAGTCTTTGGACTCCATTCAAGATGTCAACCTTGATCGGATCGGTGGTATGTCTTAAGGGAACTCCAATTCCTCTTGGTGGATCTTGTCTCATTACCCTAAAAGCGCTTTGGCCTGTCTGGTCATTCCTTGCTTTGCCGGCTTTGTCAGCCACTCCGGTGTCAATCCATATTCTTGGACCGGGAGCTTTGGCTTTCAACGAGCGTGGCCAAGCAATGGCAAGTATCAAGGTTGTTAATTGGTCGGTTGTCACTTCCTGTGGATTGATCTCATGACAAATGACAGAGGCATCAAGCTCTTCATCATAGGCCATGATCAAAACACTTGGCTTCCTGAAGCCCCAGTCAATGGCTATTCGTCCGGTCATATTTTCTTTGTATTGCCAATTGTCAATCACATGACTTGCTTCAGTGAACTCAGAATAAATCAATCCGCTCGGTGGCTTTGGTTTATTCATGATCATGGCTTCTCGTTCATCCGGTGGAAGCATCTTGGTTGCTTCAAACCATTCATCAGCAAGGTTGTCTTGGTTGACATAAGAGCTAAAGAACAAGGGAGCAATGTTTTGACTTTCCGCCATATTCACCCACCAAGCATCAACGACAGGAAGACCCACCAAGATCAAGATAGGACTTGGACCAGCACGAAGACGACCAAGAGCTTTGTGAGCAACCTCCATTGTCAAAGTCTGACATTCGTCAATCAAACAGACTCCGCTTGTGACGTTAAGACCCTCAAGAGGATTGTGAGTTGCTTCCCTTGTTCCCGGTCGGAAGTAGGAGCGACACCAAACTTGACTCCCTGTATGTTGGTCGGTCCACTGCTTCATAGTATGATTGTAAGTCCAACCAAGAGGACTGAGCCACTTCTCCATCTCTGGCATCAAGACAGAATTGTATCTTGGAGTTGTATCAGTGACCAACAAAGAAGACGTGCCTGGTCGAGTCTTAGCAAGGTATAGGATGGAGAATACAAGCGCTGAAGTCTTGCCGGAACCCCATCCACAACGAGCCGCTATCACCTTGTCTTTTCGAGTGATGCCCTTGATGATTTCAAGTTGCAAAGGATTTAATTTGATTTCTGCCATAATATGATTTAGTCTTCCGCTCAATACTTCTTGTCAAAGTATTCATGTCAGTGATGGCCTAGTCCTCTTCAGAGTTCTCCCCTGAATTATGGACTAGGCTTTCCTTATTTTGGACTTGTGCTTCTAGCTGTTTCATCATGCTGAGGACTTCTTCGGATCCATCGGACTTGTTGCTGACATTCATTTCAATTTGCTTCAAGTCGCCATAAAGATCCGGGAAGCGCTTTGACAATCTCCAAGCCCAGCCTCTCCAATCCATCTTGTCATCAATGCACCGATCAAGCTTGGCAAGCATGACAGCTTCAGAGAAGCCAATGGCAGCATCAACTTCTTCAGCATAAGCATCATCTTTTTCATACCAATTATAGTGAGTTGTGCGACCAACACCGGCTTGAGAGCATGAAGCGCCAATTGACATTCCGGCCCTAATGTTCTCCAAGAGCGCTTCTTGCTTCTTCTCTCGCTCAATTTGAGCTTTGGTCTTCCTCTTGGTCTTCGGTGTCTTCGATGTCTTCTTCTTTGTTCCAGCCATAATGTTCTCCAATTACGGACCAAATAGTTTGATAAAGCGCTTCACTTTCTTTTTGAAGCGGAGAGCAATCAGTATGAACAAGCCTTTGCTTGATCTCACAAAGAGCCTTCAAGACCTTAGCTTCCCTCGTGCGTGCGTGTTTTTGTTCGCCTTGTTCATTCTTAGCATCACGCAATAGACCTTCAACATCATCCAAACAAAGAACAATATCATGATTAGTGATAATGGCCTTTTGAATCTCATTGATTGAGAATCCACGTTGGTCGAGTTCAAGGCAAAAGAGTTTTAAATGTTCATCATTCATTTGCAATCCTTTATGTTTGGCCTGTCTACTTGGATAATGCCAGGCTTGGTCACTGTCCAATAATACCAATAATAGTAGGCTTTGATATATGCCTTGTTTTTATCTCGCCAACGTTTCTTGGAAGCCAAGCGCTTTTGATAGCGCTCTCCATCTTTAATATGATCACTCATAAGTTTATCCAAAGTAAGCATCCATTGAGTTTGGGAAGCAGACTTCAAGCGCTCTCTTAATCTGTTGAGCGATGTCCCTTGTCTCCGGTTGAGCGTGTTCATGATCACGAAGCTTGATGAACTTGATCCAATTATGGAGATTTCCGGTCATGTAAAAAGTCGTGTATGTGCTTTGTGGTAATACACCACGAGCGATTTCACGAGAGACACCGGCTTCAATAAGTTGCTGATAACTTGCAAAGCTGAACTCGGTTGCAATCTTAAAGATGCTGTCCGCTTCGCTTGACTCGACAGTTCCCTCTGAACATTGAAGATTGTCTTTGGCCTGTCCTCGCATAGTGTCTGGTTTCCAAAAGTCGATCTGCTCTGAAGTGTATCTTCGGCTCACCTCATTATATGAGAAGGTTCTATGTCTCATGATTTGAGAGCGGACAAACAAAGGAACTTTCAAAACGAAGGTCGCCAAGCAATGCTCAAAAGGTGAAGTGTGATTATGCGCTGCCAAGAACTTGATCAGCTTCTTGTCTCGATCGGTTAGCTGTGAGTCAGTATGATCATCTTTGAGAAAGCTTACTCTAGCAGCATCGACCACTCTTTTGTCGCTCCCCATAAAGTCAATCAATTGAGCTGTCCCATTTCCTTCGTGATAAATCTTGCTCATCTTTACTTCTTTCTTTGGCTTTGAATAATTGCCTGATCTATTGTTGATACCTCTGGTCATTTCTGAAACAGAAACGCTACTATAAGGCCTTTTCTTGATTGGAGTCACTAAGCCAAAGCGATTGAAAGTGTCTGCTATTTGCTTATTGGTGAAGCCAAGTATCTTGTATTGGATGGCCAACATCTTGATCTTGTATTGGTCTAGCATTGGCCAACATTACCTTTTTTAAATCGCTTATAATAAATACTAATTAAAGGTTTTAAGAAATGAATATCACCATAGAAAGCAAAGGTTAAGCGCTCAGGAGCAAAGCTATCTTTATCTCGTTTAGTTGATGGGATAGCTTTAGCGTGCTGAATCTTACATGGTGCATAGTCTTCCCAAAAAGGTTTGACTATATGTTCAAAGATTATTGCTTTGTGCATCTTCTTATTTCTTGCTTTCAGCCAATCTTCAACAAGGTTCATATACCCCCAAAAACAATCATGATTCTTATTGACTCTTAAAATGTTTCCTTGTCCATTGGTTGAAGGCTCTTCATAAAAAGCAGCTTGCCATTCTCCATTGCGCTTGAACCATTCTTCAGCTTGATCTTCACTTTGCTTATGGAACTTCACTGTTGGTGGCTCTTGTCGTTTCTTTTCGGCTTGCTCTCTTGCCTTGCGCTTTTCTTCCTTCTTTTTAAGTTCTTCCTCTGTTGGTTCTTTCTTAGTCTTGTCTTTCTTAGTCTTGTCTTTGTCGTCGGTTTCGTCATCATCATTGTTAGATTTATTAGTTTTGAGATTCGAGAAAAGATCACCGGTTGGAAGTCCGCCAATTAAAGTTCCTCTTGGGTCCGCAATTAAAACACCTTCGCCACTCTTAGACTTGCGCTTGTCTTTTGGAATAGATAGCCATTGATTTAATTCTTCGGCTACCTTGCTTTTTTTATACTCACTCATTTCTAAAGTATGCTCGTCTTCAATTAACTGTCGAATTGATTCTGGCATATTCTTGATAAAGTAAGCTTTGAGTTTATCAAGCGGAATAGTTTGAACCGGAGTTGCATCCTTTGAATCTTTCCAAGAAAGCTGTGATCGAGCTTCATTTGGATAGACTCCTTTTCCCGTTCTCTTATTGTAGATTGGTGGCTCAATGATTAAGGTGACACGATCACCAACACTCTTATAAAAGATCCCCCAAGAATTTCTTTGAGCTGCTATGCTTAATGGATGAAGGCTTGTATAGTCTCCATAAAGTTCATTCTTATATAAGATGATTTCTTTGAACTTCTTATGAATTAAAGCTGTTGTTCTTTCTGCACCATGTTCTTTCATTTCATTGCGGATAAAGTAATGCAGTTTCCAAGATTTGAATGTGATTGTTCCATTTTCCAAAGAAAACTCATTCAAAACTGATAAAGGATCATAAAGTTTTTGATGTGTTATTTTTTGCTTAATCGTTTTTGATCTACGCCCAAAATTCGGCCGGACAACATATTTTAAATATCTTGATTGTAAGAAAGATTTACCTTCATAAATTAGATGATTAAAAGTGTTGTCATCTTCTTTATTGCCACAAAGAATGACAGCTGTCCCCGTTTCGTTTTGGCTGTTGGCATCCCACCAAGACATCCAATCAATTCCATGAAAAGTGAAAGAATCATAGTGAGCATCTTGAACATCTTGGAAGTCAATTAAATCATTTGGAACAAGTTCACTAATCGTTCCATCATTGTAGTCATTCCACTGCTCAAGGCTAGTCAATGCCTTAGTTCCAGCAATAAGATTCTTATTATGATCGTAACCATAGCATAGCCATATCATAAAGCCCTTTGGTCGCTCTTTGGTTCTACACATGACAATCAAGCCATATTTATTTCTTGGTAAAGCAGCGACCTTTAAACCAACTCCAAAGTTTTGATCTGGTCCATTAGTGTTCTTAGATGAACTGTTCTTTTTATTGATTAGGTCTTTGATCTTATCTTTTGGAATGCCCGGTCCATTATCAATTCCAACTCCACGCTCAACACCAAGAATTTTCTTGGCCAATTTATCCATAGTAAAGCGGATGTCTGTTGCACCGGCTTCAACACTGTTTTGATAAATCTCTCGAACATATTGGCAAGGATCCATGTTTTCATAAGTTCGGTGTAGTCCTTCGACAACATTATTGTCTTCCATTTTAGTCATTATAGTCATGTCAGTTTCCTTTTGTTTAAACTTTCCTTTGTGGGTATCTGCGGTCCACGTCTTCAGGTGGGAGAAGGCCATTGGCCTTGATGATGGTTTGAATTGATTTAACGTTGATATAGAACTTTTTGTCGAAGCTCTTGAGCGCTCCTTCACAATAGATTGTGTCTCCCTGTTGTGTAGTGTCGCTCATGAATCGACCAAGCTGGCCAAAGACTCTAAGCTCATGAATCTCAGTTTGCTGTTTCTGTTCGCCTTTGTGTGGGAACTTCTCAACGGTCCGGACTTTGAGCTTTAAGAATTGAGTGTATTGATTCTGTTCCATTGTTGGAGCTTCAACAACATCACCCAAGATCTGAATTATGTTTATGCTTGTCTTCGACATCTTTTATTTCTTTCTTGAGTTTGGCTAATCGACCGGCGAAGTAATCAGCTGTTTCGGCAGCTGTTGGCAAATGTCTATTTTCTGTCCAAAAGTTGAAGTAAGTTTGAGCTTGCTCCAGCTCTTGCTTTAGCTTTTCGATATTCTTCAAGGCCAATCTCCATTAGGATTCGTGCTACATTGGAAGATGATCTTTGCTCATCACGAGCAATGGCATCAAGTGCTTCTCTCTGTTCTACACTAATTCTGAATGACATTGGTTTGTTTTCCATGTTTGTCTCCTTTGTCTACTTAGTAAACGATAAGTAAACGAGAAAAGCAACAAAGAAAAGTAAAAAGTCCCTAGCTCACCGGTGAGTCTCTGAGTGGGCACTAGTCATTTATCAAACAATAGTCAAAGGTGTTTTTAACACGTTGTTTTAAGAAATAAAAAGTAGTTTGGCTCACTAGGGACGAGCATCAAGACATAGATTGATCAGACTTGCAAGAACTATCTCACTCCCCAATCAGAAAGATCTCCATTGTCGCCTCGTCGATCTCTTCCTTGCATCTTGATCGGTTTCTTGAAGATTGCTTGAAGTCTGGATGCTCCGGCCTTGTTTCTGTTTAGAGCTTTGTTGAATAGCTCTTCAGGAGTCAAGTTGGTCGTCATGACAATGCTCAGCTTTCCGGCTGCCCATCTTTCATAAATTCTTTGAATGATGTCAATGGTTGTGGCCTTGAACCATTCTGTCATATTAGCACCGCCACCAATTCCGCCAAACTCATCGAAGAGAAGTAAGTCAGTATTAGCAAGCCAATGATCAAGAGGATTGTCATCCTTGCCTTTGAAGGTCCGCTTGATCTGATCAATCAGTTGAGTGTGAGTTGTGAACATGACTCGATGATCACTGAACACTGCTTGCTTGGCTAAAGCATAAAGCAGTGAGGTCTTCCCGTTGCCTGGTGATCCCCAAAGATAAAGGCTTGGAGATACATCACCACGTTGATCTTTGGGAGTATTCATCCAAGTCACAAGATTCTTTACTCTTTCAAACTGCTCTTGAGTGTCGAATTCATACCGGCCAAGATGCATCCCAATTGCATCATAAGGAAGCTGAAGGTCATTAAGCTTCTTGAGTCGTCTTCTTGGTCGCTCGCAGTATTTGCAGATTGTCGCTGTCCGGTTACCAAGCGAGCAAACTGAATAGATGAAGCCTTCACCACAACGTCCACAGTATGGAATCTCTTTAGTTTTGAAGAAAGCAGCTGCCGGATGAATCATTTCATTCTCTTCGAGATTGTCATGGTTTAGATGCCTGAAGTCTTTAAACTCAACCTTTGGCTTGTCGGCCTTCGGCATATTTGCTCTAAATTGTTTAAATGCTTCTAAGTGTTGAGTGATCTTGTGGACTTCGCTTGATAAGCTTTTCATGATTTATTCCTTGTCAGTGTCAATGTCAGTTTGGTTATGAAGATTTATAATAAGATCATTCTGTAAATGATCTCCCCAAAGTTCAACGTTTGCAACTCCCCAATCATTAGCCATTCCATTACCAGCAGAAATTTCAATACACTCTTGGCCAAGTGAAGGGTTAATATATTGATATTTTATTGGTGTATTATTGGTCTCTATTGATAGTGATGTTGTTTTGCTATCACCCTGTGATGTTGTTTTGCTATCACCCTGTGATGTTGTTTTATTGTCATCCTGTGATGTTGTTTTGCTATCACCCTGTGATGTTGTTTTGACATCACTAGGTTTAAAGCTTGGTTTAGATTCAGCTTTGCTCTTATATCGTTTTATCTTAGTAGGTTCATAAGCTTGAATGATTTTGATGTTGACTTTAATTGGTGGCGCTGTTGTCTTTGTAGCTTTAAAAACATCACGCTCAATAAGCTTCAGTTTCTCAAGTTGAGCAATAGCTTTGTTGACTGTTGTGTAAGATGTACCGCAAAGATCAGCAAGATCTCTTTGTGAAACAACCTTAAAACCGGTTGAGCTTTTCCAAGTCGACCAATCAACCCGGCTCAAGATGCCAATCAAGACAAGCTTTGCTGAAGCTGTTAAATCTCTTCTTTTCATTACTTGCTGGCTTAACTCATCCTTTAGAGCAAGGCCATTCTTCTGTGTAGTCATGTCAGTTCTCCCTTATTGCATATATAGAGTAAGCTAGACTTATCACTATTCACTCGTCTTGTCTACAATTAAATTTATAGATAAAAAAACTTGACTAGTGTTTTTCAGTCTGTTAATCCTTGTTCATGTTCATCACTGACTTAAAGGATTTCATCATGAATGAAACTAAACGAAGAAAGCTCAAAGAATCAATCAAGCTTAGTGTACTCGCTAAGCAAGCTGGCACTAGCCAAGTATATCTCTCAAAGATCATCAATAATCATGTAAAGCCAAGTTTAGAGCTAGCAACTAAGCTTGCTGAACTTGCCAATCAAATGACCTTCTCAAAAACATTTAAACCAAAAGACTTTCTATAAGGATCAACTGACATGGATACAACAACACTATCAATCACAATGCAAATCGAACTACACCGGGCTAAGTTTGCTGACATCTACAATGCAGAGAATGACGACCAAGAACAAGATCAAGATGACGTTGCTCAATATGAAGAAGAACTAAATGCTGAACTCGACAAAGAAGCAGCTCAATCACTAAACAACTAATCAAAGGAAACACTGACATGACTCCAGACAAGACAATTCAAGAAGACCTAGCCGTTGGATGCTTTGCTTTACTTTTCATTATTCCGGTTCTTTGGGTTGCTTTAACTCATGGACAATTTGGATACACTCCAGCCGATGAATGTGCCAACACAATCAAAGACTCAATCAGTTATACTAAGAAGAAGATCTTGATTGATAATGAGCCAACTTATCCAAATATTCGTTCTTGGTGTGAGCAACATCTTGACCGGTGGGAACTTAAGCTTAATGAAGCCAAAGATTACCAAACACCAGACTATCAATATTAATCAAAACAACTCAGGGAGAAACACAATGTATAAATCAATCTATATTCCAAAAGACATCAATGAAGCCATTCAAATCGCTCAACTACTCGACAGCAACAACGCTCAAGATCTTGTCCGGTGTCATGCTGCCTTCGGTCATCACTTCAATGGCGATATTGGTTTGACTCAAACACAATCCTTTTGTCTTCGTGGGAAGGCTTCCCTCAATGCTGATGCTATGGCTGGCATTTGTCGAAACTCCGGTCTTGTTCGCTTTATGAGAATCTCATCTTGGACAGCTCAACAATGCACAATGGAGTTTGCTAGAACTGATGAACCGGCAGATATTGTTCACACGTTTGTCTATACAATTGAGATGGCTCAAGCTCAAGGACTCACCAACAATCGGAATTGGCGACAAATGCCTTTGCAGATGTTGCGCTCTCGTGTCTTGACTATGGGTCTTCGTGCTGTGTTCCCGGATGCTGTCAGCGGTATATACTCAGCTGATGAGATTGCAGACAACACCAGGATGAGTGATGATGAACGAGCACAAATCAGCGCTGACTCACTCGGTGAAGAGATTCGTCCACCAGCACCAAAGCAAGCGCCAAAGCAAGCTCCAAAGAAAGCAGCGCCAAAGCAAGAAGCACCAAAGCAAGAAGCACCAAAAAAAACTGAAGTGAAAACAGTTTGGTCCTTTGGGAGTGAACAAGAGTTTTGGGAAGTGATTGACGAGCACAACATTTCAAGAGAGGAAGCTCAAGGCCGGTTAAATCGTCAAAAGATTGATCCGGCTGACATGACTCCTGAAGAGTTGGAAGATGCTTTTTACAGCTTCATCAAACATGATGTTTTAAGACGTGCCTGGACTGATCTCCAAGATTGGTGGAAGCATGACAATGAGGAAGCTGTTCAAGGTGTTCACGCTGGCTTTGTTGCTCAATATCCTCAGCTTGCTGATTGTCCTCCAAATATATATGGCCCTCGAATTAGTGAGCCGGCCTATGCTGAGCTAGTCACTGAATTGAATCGAGTACCGGAACAATATATGAACGAAGCAAAGAAGCTTCTCACTTACATGAAGAAGAACGATTGGAACAAGGTCAATGAGTTCTTTGATCTATGCTTCAATGACTAAAGTCTCAATAGTGTTCTCTTTGAGATAGTGAAGACCAGCACCGCCAATATTTGGACAATACACTCTGACTATTCCACTGTGATGAATTGCTTTAGCACACATCAAGCAAGGATCACAATTTACAATCAACCACTTTCCAAGAGTTGAATTACCGGTCCTTGTAGCGTTGAGTATAGCGTTCATTTCAGCGTGATGACATCCAATATCATTTTGAGTTCCACTTGCAATATGATCAGTGATTCGCTTGCAAGTTGAGCCACCGCAAAGCGCTTTGGTCGATCCTCTTGGTGTTCCATTATAGCCTTCGCTAATGATCACGTTTGTTGAAGGATCTACGATCACAGCGCCAACTTTCCTTCTTGGACAAGGAGAGCTTGAAGCGATCAAGTCACATTGTTTGATTCTTACTTGAAGATGTTTAGCCTTCATAAACACCGCTTGCAAAGTTCATCGGCGTGTCGACAAACTTAAGGTTTTTTTTTCCAAGCAGCAATCTCATTTGAGCTTCAAGTCTAGCGTTTGACTCCATTAATTGATTGAGCTTGGTATTAATATCATTCAACTGACTGTCTACCTGAACAGACTTTGTTTCAAGCGTTGCTATCTGTTGCTTCATCCGGCCAAGCTCTTCACTCTTCTGAGCTTTGTCTTTGGTGGTCGAAAACCAAAAAGCTGCTAAGGCTAATAATTGACCAACGTCTATTGGATTCATGCTGTCCATAATTACTTCCCTATGAAAAAGAGTGTTGTTGCTGAAGCTGACACAATAGCAAGACCACCGGCAACATATAGAAGTATTTTATTATACTTTTCCGCTTCGCTCAATGCTGTTTCAGTTTCCTTCAATCTGTGCTCGTAAGCTTGGATTAAATCAATCTGATTAGATTCACGATTAAGAGCAATATCTATTTGAGTCTTCATCCCGTTCATACACTCTTTGACAGACTCTTCAATGGCCCATTGACAAAGATCTGTTGATCCTTCCATTGCTCCCTTGAGTCTCACAAAGTCATAAACAGACAAGGCCATCTTGATCGTCTTGACTTGATCCCCTGGCTTTAGCTTTTCGCCTTGAATGATCGGCAAGCCTTTACCAAGCCAAATTGAAGTTGGTGGTATGTCGCTTAACGGAGCAATTGGAGTCAAGAAGACAATTATGCTTAAAAAAAAACTCATGGCTTAATCCTCGCAAGTGATGGCTTTGAAGTTCTCAAGCGCTTTTCTCGTCTGATCATCACAGACTTTTTGACAATCAATCACAGCATCCCCAACTTTGGTAATCTTGCATTCAGTAAGCTTTTCATTTAAGCGCAGCGCTTTCTCTGTCGCTTCATGCTCCTTCACAATATAGTCAGCACAAACAACAGCCGGATCTTGATGTCCGAACATATAGCCAACGACCAAAGCAAGCACAATGCAAGCGCAAGCGATAACATAAGGAATTGAATCTTTGTTTGATAGTATTTGTTCAATCATTTTATTTCCTAAAAGCTTAATATTGAATACCAAGGATTAGCTCTTCCTGTAAAGTCGGTTGATCCATCATCTAGTTCATTGATTCCTGATGTACTAAAAATTGATTTGATTCTTAATTCAACAGTTGTTTGGGCTGTAGTCACTAACACACATCTGGCAAACGATTGTGATTGGTATCTGTGATTATTATCATTGAAAATTGCGGTACTTATCTGACAAGCTCGGCCAAGCCAAGCTGAGTTGGTCACATCATACCATTGATATACTAGATAACCGCCTGTTGTTCCTCTGACCAAAAAAGCGCTTGCTGTGAGTAAAACAGACAAGCCACTACTTATGACAAGCTGACCACTAGAGTTGGTGATGCCCGTATGAGTTACACTAGTGCAAGGGATTTGAGTATTTACATTAAGATTGGCCGGAACTCCAAGATTGCCTTGTGATTTGTCAGAGTCTGGATTTGATATAAAGGGGATATAAGTCATTTCAACTCCTAAAACACAACACACATTGAACTATCAACAGAGTGGTTGTCATCATTACGCTCATAATAATAAATAGCTAATTCATTATTTGTGTATTTTGCACAACCTACAGCACCGGCTCCATAATAAACAGAATATCCATCAGTAGAGTCGAAACCAAAACCACCGCTTGAAGCGGGACAATGACTACCGTTTGGGTTTAAGTTCCCACTTCCTCCAGAGTCGAAAAAATATGTATCTGAAAAAGCCAAGCCGGCTTCAATGAATAGCGTTGTGGAATGGAATTGACCTACACTTGTTCTAATACTATCAAGTGATAATTTAGTTAAAGTTTGAGTCCCCGTATCTTGACCGGAGTCAACAATTCCAACAACAAAAGGACCTCTTTTTACTCTGTAGCTCATGTCTTTACCCCATAAATAACTAGATCACATTCACTTCCGCTTGTTACATTAGCGCTTGTTAAACGAAGCTCTATTGTAATACCGCCAGCTGTCGCATATGCTGAACTTTTCATATCTGTGTAAAATGGACTCGTAGAATAAGCATTTATAATGATATGAGGAAAGCCAGTGTTCAAAGTGCTGTCTATATACCACTTTGCTTCAAGTGCATCATTTATAGAGTCGGTGTCTGCTGTCGCATAGCATATCCACTCACCGGCTGGCAAAGTAACAACACCATTGGACACAGTAACACCATGACCGCTTGTTCCTGTGACTAGTGCATAAGGAATTGCGTCACCTGTGGTTAAGGCTGTCGAACTTGCTTTTAAGTAAACAAGATAAGGTCCTGTTGTACTTTTTTGATTATTATAACTCATATTGTCCTCACTAGATGATGAACCAATTTGAGCCATCAGTGATCAAAGTCAAAGCTTCATACTGATTAGCAATATCAACAGTTGTGCTCCCATCAATCGTCTCAGTGCTATTTGCATCAATAGTTAGAGTGAAGCCTGAAGCCATGTTCTTGATGTGATATTTGTAACCACTCCCACAACTAGAAGCAGCCGGAAGGAACACAGAAATATTCGCTGAAGGTGTCAACACATAAATCTCTTCAATGCCATCATGAGTTGAAATTGTATAGTTGGCGCTTGGTGAAGCGCTTGTCAGTGTTGGCTGTATTCCGTCAACAAACGTCAAAGCGCCGGAACCGTCAGTTTTAAGAATCTGATTTGCAGAGCCATCAGCAGTTGGGAAGGTATATGGGAGCGCTGTCATCTGATCAGAGCTTGAATCATAGCGCAATACATCACCATCATTTGCAAGTGTATCTTTGCCAAGTTCGAGTTGAGCGCTGATTGCCCATTCCCATTGGTAAGTGTTAGGAATACCAATGAACTCAATCACAGAACGAGAGCCAATATCCTTGTAAGATTGACCGCTTCCTCCAGGATCACTTCCGCTTTCATCGGGATGAATGCGAGAAGTTCCGCTTGTCTCTTGTACTCTCAGTGTACCATTCCCATGATTGAAGAACTTGATGCGCTCGTCTGTGGCAGCATAAGTTCGAGCCGGGAGAGTCACTGTTGTTGTTGTTCCGCTCGCTGTGTTCACATAATAGAAGTAATTATTTGAAGCTGAGAAGTCTGTGCTTCCTTGATTGCTTACTGTGTACTCACCACCACCGGCAGCGGCTTCAGCTCCCCAAGATGTTGTTGAATGATCATATGTGAGAACATAGTTGTCAATTCCAGCTCCGGCTGTGAAGCTAACATCACTTAGATCATTAAGGCTCTCGCTTGTGATGTCACTAATGAAAGCGCTTGTTGTGTTATCAAGAACGCTCAAGTCAACGCTTGAAAGATTACTTGGTACTAAAGCTTTGTCGGTTGCTGTTCCGGCTGTCGCTTCGGCATTCGTAGCAATCTCAATGACTCCGGCTGTTGTCTCGCTTGCTGTTGGGATGTCACCTGAAGTGATGAAAGCGCTTGTTGTATTATCAAGAACACTTAAATCAACGCTTGATAAATTGCTTGGAACTAGCGCCTTGTCGGTTGCTGTGCCGGCTGTCGCTTCGGCATTCGTAGCAATCTCAATGACTCCGGCTGTTGTCTCGCTTGCTGCGCTTGCTGTCGGTGCGGCTTCCGCTCCCCAAGAGCTTGTTGTGTTGTCGTAAGTCAGAACATAATTGTCAATACCTGCGCCGGCTGTGAAGCTTACATCGCTAAGATCATTAAGGCTCTCGCTTGTAATATCACTAATGAAAGCGCTTGTGGTGTTGTCCATTGCTGACAAATCGAGTGATGAGATATTACTT